AAAAAGATTAAAGAACAGATTGATTACGGGGATACTCCCGAAAGAATGGACCCTTCATTAGAAAGAAAAATTTCTAGTCCTGAGTCTCCATTTGCAGCCAACCCTGCATTTAGAAAGGGTGAAAAAGACGTTCAACGTCTAATGACCAATCGTTTCAAACAGGTTGCCGATAAGTTACGTGATGTTACAGGCAGACCAATTACATCTCAACAAGTTGGGATGATGATTTATATGCAACAAATGCAAAATATTCAAACAATCATGAATATTGAAAGAAGTCATAAAGAAGAATTAGAGCAACTTGCAATTGACGCTTCTTTGGACGAAATTCAAATGCCTGACGATTGGTTTGAGATTAATGCAAATTTAGGACCATTTGAATCACCCGAGTTTAAAATGGGTAAACCAGGTGAAGTTACAGCCACAGTTGAACCTGAAATGGATGTTGAAATGGAAAAACATAAGAGAAATCTTATCAACGCAATTATTCAAGGTACAGCAAAAAAAGGGCACTATGTTTTCCAAAAACCTGAAGTTCGTTCAAGATTAAATGATATTGACCCTCGTCTATATCCAGCATATTTGGGTATTATGACAATCAACGATTTCATGTATTTTACTATGGAAGAAATGATTGAGATGATGAGTGAGTCAGGTCAAGGTATTGGTGGAGCTGTTAAACTTGAATCATCAAGTGATGATGATGGTGACGGTGATGGTGACGGTGCTTCAGATACAACAATCAATGCTTGGGGTTTGATTTTCCCAATTTTATGCCACGAGGTTATTAAAGGTCTTGAAGAAGCTAAAGGGAGATATGGATTTCCTGAAGATGCCGATGTAAGACAAAGAGTTCAACAAGAAGTTGATACATTACCAATGGAAGCATGGACTTTGAGAATTGGTCCGCAAATTGTTGAAAAAATTAGATTTGCACTTCCTGACGAAGTTTTTGAAGATGAAAACAGAGGTCTTATCAATTGGTTTCAAATGGAACTCTATAAACTTCCTGCCGAAGAATTCATCAAGATTATTGGAGATGCTATTTCTGAGGATACTTCTAAACAGTCAAAAGCAACAGATGCTTTCAGACGTGTTTTACAAGTTGCTAAGAAGAATAAAGAAACGTACGAAGACTATGAATCTGAGGAAGATTCAGATGAGGAAGATGGTCTTGATTTCTTGACAGGATTAGGTATTGGCCGTCCTGATTAATGAATTACACAAAAGAACAAGTTTTAATTGAGTATAAGAAGTGCATGAAGAGCACTCCTTATGCTCTTAAAACATACCTACAAACCTATGACAATACCGTTTCAAGGTATGTCCCGTTGGAATTATTTAAAGACCAAGTTACCTTGGTTGAAGACTATGAAAATTACAACGAAAATATTGCTCTAAAGTATCGTCAGGCAGGTGTATCTACTGTTACCGCTGCTTGGGCTAGTAAGAAAGTTTCATTTGCTAGAAAAGAAAAACCTGAAAAAATTCTAATTATTGCAAACAAATTAGAAACTTCTGTTGAATTTGCAAATAAAATTAGAGCTTTCGTTGAACAATGGCCTAGTTGGGTTGGTATTGGGTTTTCACCTGAAAAAAATGCCGCCAAACATTATAAATTAAATAATGGTTGTGAAGTTAAAGCGGTTGCAACATCAAAAGATGCTTTGCGTGGTTACACCCCCACGGTTTTAATATTTGACGAGGCGGCGTTTATTGAGGCTGACGGTGATTTCTGGTCGGCTTGTATGGCATCTCTATCAACAGGTGGTAAAGTTGTGGTTATTTCCACACCTAACGGATACGACCGTATTTACTACGAAATTTACGACCAAGCTCAAAGGGGTATGAATGATTTTAAAATCACGCCAATGTTTTGGTTTCGTGACCCTCGTTATACTAAAGACTTATATTTGGTTAAATGTGAGGATATTATTCATTATTTGTTAAATAAGGAAGAATATTCCACAGATATTGTAATTCAACTACCTTTAGATAATCCTTATGACAGAGATTATGATGAAATTTTTAACTATATGGAACAAGGTTATAAACCATGTTCATCTTGGTTTGAAAGTATGGTTAAAAAACTGAAATATGATAAAAGAAAAGTTTCTCAGGAATTAGAATGTAATTTTCTTGGTTCGGGTGATAACGTATTTGATTCAAATATAACTCAGAGAATACAAAAAAATGATATAAAAGAACCAAACGCCAAGTTAATGGGTAATCAACTTTGGATTTGGAAAGAGCCTGAAAATGGACACAAATACGTTATGGGTGTTGACGTTTCAAGGGGAGATTCTGAGGATTTTTCTTGTATTGAAATTATTGATTTTGACACCCGTGAGCAAGTTTTAGAGTTTGTAGGTAAAATTCCACCCGATACGTTAGCGGAAATCGCTTACAAGTGGGGAAACATGTACTCAGCACTGTGTGTGACTGACTTGACAGGTGGTATGGGTGTTGCAACGGCGAGAAGACTTCAAGAACTTGGATATAAAAATCTCTATATTGATGGGGTTGATATGTCAAATAAATGGAAATGGAACCCAAAGGCAACCGAAAAAATACCTGGAATTAATTTTAACAATAAAAGAGTTCAGATTATTGCAGCATTTGAGGAAGCTGTTAGACATGAATTTAAAGTAAGGTCTTCAAGATTATTGGGTGAAATGGGTACATTTGTCTACATAAATGGTAGACCTGACCACCAAAAAGGACATCACGATGATTGTATTATGTCAATTGCCATGGCATTGTATGTTGCGGAAATAGCATTCCCATCTTTGGTTAAAGTGGTTAGTCAAACAAAAGCCATGTTGGATTCTTGGTCAACAGTAGTTAATGAAAGCAAAGACCAATCACAATACTTTAATCCACAGATACCACAATTTTCACAAGCAGGTATGAACCGTAATCAACAACATAATCCTACAAGGGATGATTATGAGAAGTATCGTTGGTTATTTAATCCAAGGTAGTATTTATAAAAGACCTATTTGAATTAAATTATAGAAAATGAGTTCAGAACAAAAATTTACAGTTTGGCAAAGACTATCAAGAGCTCTTGGTCCAGACGCTTTATTGAATCAAGATTTTCCGACTTATAAGTTTGATAGAAAAGAATTACTTCGTACAACTGATAAAGCAGAATACGAAAAAGAAAAACTTCAAGCAAGACAATCGTTTTATTTGTCAAATCAATTTGCTAAAGTTGAAAGTAATCTTTATAATCAGGCAATTTATTATGAACCAAATAGATTGGCGAGTTACTATGACTATGAGTCAATGGAATATACTCCTGAAATTGCCGCGGCATTGGACATTTACGCCGAAGAATCTACAACACCAAACGAAGATGGTTTTATTCTACAAATTTATTCAGAATCTAAAAGAATAAAATCCGTATTAGCCGATTTATTTAATAATTCTTTAGATATTAACACTAACTTACCCATGTGGACAAGAAACACATGTAAGTATGGTGACAACTTTATTTATCTCAGACTTGACCCTGAAAAAGGGGTTATTGGTAGTATCCAACTTCCAAACATTGAAATCGAAAGATATGAGTTGGGTATGTCAGAAAGGATGGGTACCTCTAACATAAAAACACCTGACAATAGTAAAGGTCTTAAATTTACTTGGAAATCAAGAAATATAGATTTTCAACCATGGGAAGTAGGTCATTTCAGATTATTGGGGGATGATAGAAAACTTCCTTATGGTACATCCATGTTGGAAAAATCAAGACGTACTTGGAAACAACTTTTGTTATCAGAAGATGCGATGTTAATTTACAGAACATCAAGAGCACCTGAAAGAAGAATTTTCAAAGTGTATGTTGGTAACATGGAAGATGATGATATTGAAGCATACGTACAAAGAGTTGCCAACAAATTCAAAAGAGAACAAATTGTAGATTCAAAGACAGGTAATGTTGATATGAGATTCAACCAAATGGCGGTTGACCAAGATTATTTTATCCCTGTAAGAGACCCGGCACAACCTTCTCCAATTGAAACTTTGCCAGGTGCTACAAACCTTTCTGAAATTGCCGATATTGAATATATTCAGAAAAAACTTGTAACAGCACTTCGTATTCCAAAAACATTCTTGGGATTTGAAGAAACTGTTGGTGATGGAAAATCATTAGCACTACAGGATATTCGTTTTGCTAGAACTATCAACAGGATTCAAAAATCAATGTTGCAAGAGATGAATAAAATTGCTATTATTCACCTTTTCTTATTGGGATTTGAAGAAGAAGTTTCAAACTTTACTTTAGGTTTAACAAACCCTTCAACACAAGCTGATTTGTTAAAAGTTGATTTGTGGAAGGAAAAAATGTTGTTGTATAAAGATGTTGTTACAGACCCAGGAAACGGTATTCAACCAGCATCTTCAACATGGGCTAAAAAGCACATTTTTGGTTGGTCTGATGATGAAATTAGAACTGACTTACTACAACAAAGAATGGAAAGAGCCATTGGTGAGGAACTTAAAAATACTCCTACAGTTATTGTTAAGACAGGTATCTTTGATACATTGGATAAGTTATATGGTACTAAAGACGGTGCGGGAGCTCCGGCAGCACCTCCAGGTGAGGTTAGTGAACCAGCAGCAACAGATTTACCCGGTGGATTAGGTGGTGGATTTGATGCTGAGTTCGGAGGAGGGGGAGCACCTGAAACACCAGAAACTCCACCTGGTGAAGAAGCTGCGGTAACACCTGAATCTACCAATGTAAAAGACTTAAATATTCTCTTAGAAAATGATATTCATGGTTCAAAATTTCTTGATTTAAGTATTGGTCAACAAAACTTAGGAAAAATTGCTGAGGAATTGGATAAGTTACTTGGTTCGTAATATTTATTTATGAATCCAAATAACCCCTACAAACATGACATTCGGAGAAATTAAATCAATTATCGAAAAAAACCTACTGGAATCTTACAGTAATCCAGCCAACTTTAAGAAAACTCTTAAAGAATTTAAACATAATATTTTAGAAAACAAATCTTACTCGAGGTTATATTCGTTGTATGACGACTTGTCTAAACCCAAAAATCTTAGTAGTGAAGATGCTAAAGAATATTTGGAAGAAGGTATCTCACTGATTAGACAGATATTAGAAAATGTGAAATTACCAAAAAATGGTGGTAACGTTGAAAACATATACAAAGATTTAGATATCTTGGTGTATCTTGATTCAATTAACATTCAAGAAAGGGTTCAATCTAAGAAAAATGTTTTAGGTGTGTTAATGTCAAAACCTAAAATTAATGAGAATGTTACACAAATTCCATTAAAATCTATGGTAACTATTGCTAATCAAACAATTCAAAGGTATTTGGATACTTTGGATGAAACAACCAAAAAGAATGTTTTTCACGTTTTCGCCGGTAACCAAGAAGATTTAGAAATAGAGTTTGAAACGTTAAAAGAAAATACAATTCAAAAATTATCGTCTTTAAAAGACAATGAATCTGAAAGTGATGTTGTAAAAACTATTAAAGAGACGATTGAAAAAATTCAGTCTGAAAAATTTGACCAACTCAATTATGTAAGATTAAAACAACTTGGTGAATCTATTGTTCTTGAATCCTAATCTTTTGTTTGTATTGGGCTAACAATTTTTTCTTTCTTTTAGTTACTGATTTTTTATCAAACTCCTTAAGTTCAAGGAGTTTTTTTGTTTGCTTGGTTTTGATTACCTTTCCCTTAAGTTCTTTCAGAGACTTCTCAATGTTACCTTTTACAACAACTATTAACATATACAAGAAATATTTGGTAATTTGATAAAATTCAGTTATAATTTTTAAAAAGACAATAAAAGTTAGAAATTTAACTTAATGAAAAAAGGTAAAACAATTAAAATCAATCAATATGAATCTTTGAAGACATCTTATGGTACTGTTGATTCTAAGAATTTAAAGTCATTGTACATAAACCTTCAAACGTGGGTATTACCTAAAGATGAATATGAAAATTGGGTAAGAATTGTTGGGAATCTTAGTAGAGATATTAAACATTCTGTTTATGAAAGTTTAAATGGGGAACTATTCAATGAAAATTTTATCGTTGATTTAGATTTGAGAACTAGTGGGATTCAAGTAGGGAAAAAAAGTTTTATGAATCTTGAAATAACCTTGTTCACTAAAAATGAATTAGATTTTAAATCAACAATAGTTAAAGATTCTGTCAAAAAAATTATCAAAGAAATCTATAAAAATTGTATCATACGAAATACTAAATTTTTATTTTCATCATCCAAAAACCCTATATCGGAGAAAACATTCCTATAACTTAGTATTTATCATTTAAAAGATAAGATGAAAGATTATAGAATATTAAACGCCAGTGAAACGGGTAGGGGTATTTTAGTTGAAATGGATGCGGGATGGGTATCACCATCAGACCCAAAAAATGTTGACATTCTTCGTGAACAAAAAGAATTAGACTATAGAAATCCTTTTGAGTTTTATGCTGTATTACAGAAGTACGGTGTACCTAATAGAAACGGTAGAATATATCCTGAAAAGATTTTAAAGAGAGAATCTGAAAAATACAAGACCGCAATTAAAAAAGGTTTATCAACTTCTGAATTAAATCACCCTGAGTCATCTCTTATTGACTTGGATAGAGTTTCACATCTAATTACCGATATTTGGTGGGATGGTAATGTTCTAATGGGTAAATTAAAATTGTTGACTTCACCAGGATTTCACGAAAAAGGTATTGTTTCTACTAAAGGTGATATTGCCGCTAACTTAATGAGACAAGGTGTTACTATGGGTGTATCTTCTCGTGGAGTTGGTTCAATAAAGAAAGTTGGGGAACAAAATGAAGTACAAGATGATTTTGAACTTATCTGTTTTGATTTAGTATCGTCACCGTCAACACCTGGTGCATACCTCTTCAACAACCCTGAGGATAGGGTTAATTACGAAGAAAACTTGGATGAGGAAAAAAAACAACACATTAAAGACAACGGAATGGAAAAATCAGTTGACTTAATGAAAAAATTATCCGATTTTTTGGGTAGATAAAAAAACTTTAAATTATGGATGAGAAATTCTTTGTGGCAAAAATTGTTTACGAGTTACCCGACGAAAATTCAGGTAGATTAAAAAAAATTCGAGAAGAGAAATTGGTTAGAGGTTATTCCGTAACCGACGTAGAAGCCAAGGTTACTGAGAAGTACCAAGGCTTTCAACACGATTGGAGAATCGTTTCGGTTGGTGAGAGTAAAATTGATGAAGTAATCGAATAATATTAAAGTGGTCAAATTGACCACTTTTTTTTATCCATTTTTGAGATTTTTTCTTAATGAAGGTCTCAAAAGTGGATTTTTTTGTTTGGTGCAATATTTATTAAGAAAAAATAATGCAAGAAACTAAAAATTTAGTTGAAGAGGCTTTGATTCAAATGAGAAATGTTGAAGAAGTAATTGCCGAAAACGCAAAAGGAATACTTGCTTCTACTATGAAGGAAGAAATCAGTCAGTTAGTAAAAGAATCTCTTTCAGAACAAGAAACTGAAGATGAGATTGAAATGGATACTGAGTTGGACATGGTTGACATGGACGACGAAGTTGATAACGACGAGGATGAAGAAATCGGAATGGATGACATGGGAATGTCTGATATGGATGACATGGGAATGTCTGATATGGAAGACGAAGATGTTATGGATTTAACAAACGCTTCAGACGAACAAATCTTGAAAATTTTCAAATCTATGAGTGAAGAAGATGGTATCATCGTTAAGAAAGACGGTGGAGACGTACACATCAAAGACACTGATGAAGATGTTGAGTACATCGTAAAACTTGACGAATCAGAGGACATGGAATTCAACGAAGAGTTGGATGAAGAAGACACTGATTTAGATGCTGTATTAAGTGCTTTAGGACTTGATGAAGAAATGGACAGTGAAATGTACGAAGAAGATGATGAAGTTGTTTACGAAATTGAAATGTCTGAAGAGGACATGGAAATTGAAGAAGATGACATGGAAGTTGAAATGTATGAAGATGACATGGAAGTTGAAATGTATGAAGAAGACATGGAAATTGAAGATGATGATGAAGACATGAATTCTGAAGACTATCACCTCGAAGAAGCTAAAATGACTGTAAAACCAAAAGGCGTTGGAATGGGAAATCCTAAATTTAAGTACGGTAAAACATTACCAAAAAAGGGTTTCGACGAAAAGAAAAAAGAGGGTCCAAAAACTATGGGTACTGGTAAAGCTAAATTCGAATTCAAAGAAGGTGAAATGGAAGAAAACTATGGTTCTAAAAAACATGAATACAAACGTAAGGATGTAGACGGTGTTGAAAAGAAAGCTGGTGAAAAGAAAGGACACTACAAAGATTACGAAAAAGAGGAAACTAAAGAAGCTGCTAGAACTTATGGTATGGGGTCTAAAGAAGGTAGAGGTTTGAGAAAAGGTATTACTAATAACAGAAATTACAATTACACTAATAACGGTGTTAAAGTAGAATCTGTTGATAGTGAAATAAAAGTACTTAGAGAGAAAAACGAAGAATATAGAAAAGCATTAAATGTATTCAGAGAAAAACTCAACGAAGTGGCTGTTTTCAATTCAAACTTGGCTTACGCAACTAGATTGTTCACTGAACACTCTACTACCAAAAAAGAAAAAATAAACATTTTGAGAAGATTTGATTCTGTAGAATCTTTAAAAGAATCAAAACAACTCTATAAAACAATCAAAGACCAGTTAGGTCATGTTGATACTAAAAACATCAATGAGAGTGTTGACAAAGTTGTTAACAACTCAATGAGTTCAGGTTCATCACAAAACTTAATCGAGTCAAAGACATACGAAAATCCACAATTCTTAAGAATTAAAGATTTAATGTCTAAAATCTAAATAAACTAAAAACAAAAAAACCAAAACTAAAATGGGAGCATTATTAGAATCAGGTCTTGTAGGTAACATCGGTCTTAAGCACTTGAAAGTTATCAAAGAAGACACAATTAACAAATGGGACAAATTAGGGTTCCTAGAAGGCCTAAAAGGTCACCTAAAAGAGAACGTCGCTCAATTATATGAAAACCAAGCGTCACACCTCATCAATGAAGCATCAACAACTGCTGACTCAGGTTCTTTCGAAACTGTAGTTTTCCCAATCGTAAGAAGAGTATTCTCTAAACTTTTGGCTAACGACATCGTTTCTGTACAAGCAATGAACCTTCCTATCGGTAAGTTGTTTTACTTCGTACCTTTCATTCAGGAGTACGAAACTGAAAGTGCTACAAACGCTCAACACTACGCACCTTATGGAGCACCTAACGCTGCTTCAGGTCAAACACCAAACAGTGGTTACAACCCTAACACTCAGAAAGACTTGTATGACAAGTTCTATGAAGGTAACGAACCAGCTCTTGACCCACCAGGTCTTTACGATTACTCTAGAGGTGAGTGGACTGCTATAACTGCACCTAACGCTACTGTTAAGTGGATTGGTGATGTTATGCTTCCTGCAGCTTACGCTTATAACTCAGCAACTACAAAAGTATTGTTGGTTATGTCAGGTTTCGCACCAGACGGAGCGGGTAAACTTATCGGTCCTGATGGTCAACCTATGGACACTGAGACTTTCTTGGCTGGTATGACAATCAGAGGTAAAAGTACTAACGTTTATACTTCAGCTAACACATCTAATAACTACTTGTTCAGAGTTGTAACTCAGAGATACGGTAAGGGTATTGTTCAATACGGTGAAAACCAAACCTTAGCGTTCCCAAGTTCTAAGACTGACGGTGGTACTTACTATGACGTATGTGACGCAACAGGTAGAATTTACTTGGAAGTTGATTTAACTACTCCATGTACAGTTTCAACTAACTCTATTGATGGTTACTGTGGAACTCCATTCTCTTCTTCAAGTGCAGATAGCAACGCGTTTGTTACTACTTACAAAGTTTACAAAAACCTTGAATTTGAAGATAAGATTGGTGAAGTTTCTTTTGACCTTCAGTCTGTTACAGTTTCTGTAACTGAAAGAAAGTTAAGAGCACAATGGTCACCTGAAATGGCTCAAGACGTTGCGGCGTTCCACAACATTGACGCTGAAGCTGAATTGACAGCTTTATTGTCTGAACAAGTTGCGGCTGAAATCGACCGTGAAATCTTAAGAGACCTTAGAAAAGGCGCGGCTTGGAACTTACGTTGGGATTACAACGGATGGAAGAGATTAGGCGGAAACGCAGTTCCTTACACTCAAAAGGATTGGAACCAAACTCTTATCACTGCAATCAACCAAATCTCAGCTCAAATCCACAAATCTACCTTAAGAGGTGGAGCTAACTGGATTGTTGTATCTTCTGAGGTATCTGCAATCTTTGATGACTTGGAGTACTTCCACGTATCAAACGCAGCTCCTGAGCAAGACCAATACAACATGGGTATTGAAAGAGTTGGAACATTGGCAGGTAGATACCAAGTTTACCGTGACCCTTACTTCCCAGCTAACCAAGTGTTATTGGGACACAAAGGAACATCATTGTTAGACACAGGTTACATCTACGCACCGTATGTACCTCTACAATTAACTCCAACAATGTATAACCCATTCAACTTCACACCTATCAAGGGTATCATGACAAGATACGCTAAGAAAATGGTTAACAACCGTTTCTATGGTAGAGTTACAGTTGATGGTGTTAGAACATTCGACTTGAGAGAATTGAGATAATCAATTTGATGATAATAAGAAAGGGGACCAAATGGTCCCCTTTTTTTATTTTAGATAGTTCTTACAGATTTAGATAATATTTCGGATTCTTGTAGTGAAAATACTCCCGATTCAAAAGCTTTTTGAATCCCTAACTTTAGAACATAAATTTTTTGTTCATCGGTGATTTCATTTAAGAATTTATCAAAGTCTTCAGAATTTTTAATGACGATAGTGTCAAATAAAATTATTTGTGAATTTAAAGTATCTTCCATATACTAAAAATAAACCAAGATATTTATAAAGTAACTAATGTCTTTATCTATGAATAATCACAATCAAGAAGAAATCTTAAATAATTTATTAAAAGAGGATTTGGCTGTTTGGTTTGGTACCAAAAAAAAACCAAAAGGTTCTAAACAACCTAAAGGTCCTTGGGTAAATATTTGTAGAAAAAAAGAGGGTGGTGGTCATCCTCCATGTGGTAGACCTGATGCTGATTCAAAAAGTTATCCAAAATGTAGAGCTGCGGGTGTTGCATCTAAGATGACTGATGCTCAAAAGAAAGCAGCATGTGCTCAGAAAAGAAGAGAGGAAAAGAAAGACCCAAAAATTGGTAAAGGTAATAAACCAACTATGGTATCTTACAAACCAAGAAAAAACGAAAGTCTAAGAGAATTGATTAAAGATGTTCTTAAGGAACATTTGTCTAAATAGTATCTTTAGGATTACTTTTTGTGGTATCCTGATTAGTTGAAGTATCTTTAGTCTTATTTTCTTGTATTAAAGTTTTTGGGTGTATTACTTCTTGTTTTTTTTCTACAGGTACGATAAATCTTACAGTATCAACATAAACCATTGTATCTATAGGAATACTCATATTGTTATCTTTACCAATATGTTTATTTGGTAGTCTATTCATAACAAATGGATATAGATTTATCCAAATAAGAAATACAATTGATGTTACAAGTATTATAGATATAATACCAAACCAAAATGTTATTTTAAAGTAATTGTTTTTCATTTGAT